ATGGGCTAAGCCCCATTCCAATTTTGGAATGCCTTGAAAGAATTCGGTTAAAAATCGTCGAATTCGATCTCTAGATCTAGATCTATTTCACCTAGTTCTCGATCCACTAAATTATCTTGTGACACATCTAAAGATGTCCCAAGTACTTCATTAGCATATTGGTTGAATCCGTCACCTAATTTCTCCCCTATTACTTGTAGATATTTACTATCTATTTCGTATTTCCTTAATGACCATGATCTATGAACAAGTAATGGTGTTATCTTATTGATGGTTTGAATTGCTTCATCATCAATCAGTTCGGGACCTCCCACGAACAAGGTCTCAATCGTATCTAGATTTTCATTAACCTTTTGAAGATCTTTATCAAGCATCTCTAATATATAATCTGTATAGAGACCACTCTCGCTTAGAATACCTGTTAAATCTTCTGTAGCTACATCTCTAAGAACTGGAAAAATAGTTCTTTTAACATAATCATAACTATATTCTAGATATAATTTTGATTCTTTAGGTATAGACTTAATAGCCTCAGTCTCTATTTCTAACTCTTTGAATAGCGCAATATCGCTAAACATTGCCTCTAATGCTGGGCCTATACCTGCTACTCCTAGATATTCCTCGTTTTGATGATATGTTAACCCATATTTGTAAATTGACTTGTTAATTAGGTTTATAAAATTGAACCAAATCAATCTATTCCTTAGGTCTGTATCAACATCTAGATCTTTGTTTTCTTCACAAATATGATAAAAATCATTATTTGCTGCATTTGTAGTTAAGACTAGAGACAGTCCTCGCTTCTGCATATCTGTTAAATATGGAAATTTCGTATTAACAAGATTTACTACCTCTTGGATCTTGAATTGGTAGCCCGTTTTCTCATGTACCCACAGCAAGTACTTAAGATACTGTTCTGCAGAAGTATTAGCACTACTACTAGCAATATTGAAAGGTGTTGGAGTAAAGTACTCCCCATTGATTGATAAAACCTTTGCAAATTCTGCAGTGGTACTATTACGTTTCCCAAAGTTCATGTAACCCTTATCTTTGTTTACTTCAACATTTATCATTCTATTACATTCGATATATATGTCTGCAAATCGGCCTTCTTCATCGTTGTCCATTAATCTTACAGCACTATCATCTCCAACAATTCTATAGAGCTTTCTACCATCTGCTTTGACAATACCTTTCTCTTTGCAGTATCTATATAAGCTAAATAACATAACAAAGTGATTTAGTAATGCAAACATGCTGAAAGACGATAAATATCCTTGCGGCTGACCTACAACAAATTGATAGACTACCTTCTCTTTGTTTACTAAATAGAATGTGTTTCTTTCTCCAGATACCATATCTGCCCAAGCTCTAACAGCTGTATTTCTCGCTGCTAGATCATCCTTAAATACTCTTTTTAATAATATTCCGAGTACCAACTTTTGTGCAGATATTAACATTGTGTCTGTTGCCTTCGATTGGTCCATGCAATAAACTGCATGATCAACATCTTTTGAGGCCATCTTACAGAATAAGATACCTTCGTTTTGGTTAAATGTACAATCATTCTTGTACAATCTAAAGAATGCTGATACGATATTATGGTACCAACCCAATCTATCCTGTCTACTATTCTCTGCAATGTGGATTACACGTCTTGCAAGTTTCTTTTGTGATATAGATAATGACTTTCTATACTCATGCTTAACTCTTTTGGATTTAATAAATCCATATGCACCCGTGAAACCTATTAATTCATCTAATTTCTTGATTAATGGTCTGTCTTTAATATAGTCTTCCTCAAAGCCAGAAGCTATAAGTGCTGGTATAGTCATTTTACGACCTTTTCTTGACTTATAACTTGTCCCAGATGATTTGAAACTATAATTCGCATCTCTGTGCATATTGTAATACCTGAATTCATCACCATGTATTCTTTCAAATTTACTTAGAGCCCTACGTATGTTCTCAGTAAGACTTTTAAATAATGGATCCATCTCAGATTCATGCTTGTCAAAATTACTTAAGAATATTATAAACTCATTCTCAAGTGTTCCCTTGATGCGGCATTTTCTTTCAAATTCCTCATTATCTTGAAATTTGATCTGTTTTAAACGGTCAATCGCCTCTCTTTCTTGGTGTAAAGTATACTCCTTCGAACCTCTCAAGTCCTTATAAACTGTAGAGAAACTTATAAGACATCTGAGTGCTTCAGTTACTACTTCAGTAACTTTAGTGTACCTTAGGATATCTATGAATCCCTGAATTAGTATCCTCGTATACTTTGGATTGAATTCTCTTTTCTTCCATATAACTTCTTGTGTATAGATATTATAAATTTCTACTGCACTTTCTCCCTTGAATCTTACGTCTAACTCAACTTCAGATTCACCAACTATCTGCTCTCTAAGTTTAACAGCTAATGAGATTAGATCATCTGACCTACGCTTTAGTGCATCGTGTAGTTCTACTGTTGTTCTGATAGTGCCCATACAAAGCATATTAGCTATTGCTCTTCCAAGGAACTGCTTACCTGCGTTCTTGACTATCTCGCTGGCTTGCTTATCCATGCTGTCCAGTACAACTACGACATTATCTATATATGAAATAACGTCGTTCTTTCGAGCTAGATTCTCCATATAGAATCTATCTACACTTGGATGGTTGTTAACATCATTGATAGCCACTAGACTATACCTCCTAAACTGATTATTTCTAGGAGAGAACCTGTCTGTTTCGGAGCTGTCCCAAATAGTACTAAGACCTTT